TTGTACGTAGTTCTTTACGTGCGTTAGACTCTTCTAGCTGGTCATGTATTTTCTTTTCCATCTTCTTAGCTGCAACCATAGCTGGATGAAAAGTAATTTGGGTAGGGGTAGATCCCTCGCCTTCTTTGAGTTTATCGCCTAGAGGCTCAAGTTTACTTCTTAAGCCAGCAAGACGTTCTTGAAACTCAGGGAATGTTTCACCTGGTTCTAGCTTGGGTATATCTACTTGACCATCAGACTCCATCTTCTTGATGTTATCGTCTGTCTCAACATTAACAGCTTCAAGTACACCGTCAGGAAGTACAGTAGGGTTGATACTAATTGGAAACTTGTTGGCTCCAAAAAGAACCTCTACGATCTGTCCGTAGGCAGCAAGTACTTTAGTCTTAGTTACCTTAACAAATACTTTAGACTTCTCAGTAGAAGTAAAGCTAACGTCTGGTCCGTATAAACCTCTGTAGTTTCTGTAAGCTTTGATCCAACGCTGCTCTTCAGTGTACCTTGCCTCTTCTGCTTTATAAAAACGTTGTTGGACATAATTGACTATAGAACCAACAGGTTCGTCTGCACCAAGACCCTCTTCAGAATCTTCAATGAAAGACACCTCAGAGTCATCCATGTTTACTTCTTCATTCAAGATTTCATCTTCTTCCATAGTAGATCCTTAGTCTAATATCCAAATTGAGGGTCAGCTGCCTGAAAACCTGTCCTTTGATCAGCTGAGTCAAAGTCAAACAAGTTACTCCTTGGTCTTGTCATTACTCCGTAGCGTAGCGCATCATAAAGGTGATCTTCTGCTTTAGTGTCTACATCTTCTGGATTATTCTTATCAAGAGGAATAGAGGGTAGCTGTGCTATTGTATTAGTACAGTTGTTAAAGAAAACTATTCTTGGATTTTCTGTGAACTCGTCAACCTGTAATCGTCTATGTATTTCATTCTTACCTGCAACACGTGAACCTTTTGATCTATCGGATGGACGCCAGTGGCATCCTTTCATGATCATTGTCTCTGCTAGGCTTGGCCCTGTGTCTCCACGTTTGTGCCACAAAGAACTATCGAGGACACCATACCTTATTTTCTCTGCTGATTCAAGTTCTAAAATAGTTTCTGCTAAGTCTGTAGCTAAAACTTTAGACACATATAATTCCCTATAAACAATCAACTGTTCGTCTGGTGCTATAGCAATCCAAACAACCCCAGTGTAAGATCCGTATCCGTAGTCACATGCTCTAAACCTAGTCCAACTTGAGGGTATGTCGTATGGTTCTATTACGTGAATCTTCCTGTTAAACTCAGAGAAGGCTGCTCCCTCGTTAATGTCCCAGTCACCTTCAAGTAGTTGTCGTCTTTGGTGCTCAGGTAGAGAAAGTAGGTTAGCTTCGTACATACCATCGTCTGAAAGGTATGGGTTATCAAATAGAGTAGCAGGAATAAACTTTCTTTTAAAGAGTGGCTCTCCTTCTCTAGTGTGTCCCTTAGGCCAACAAATTACTTCACCTTCTGGATCTGTAGCCCAATACGAATGTCCTGGCTCAGCTGGATCAATAAAGGTGCGTTTCACCCATTGGTGTCCTGGCCCACCTGGGTTACTTGTTGCTCTCATGTAGAGAGGTAACCCTGATGCCTTAGTAGTACGTAACCTTGAGCGCATATATGTCCATGCGTAACTTGAGTCCCATTGCGTCAACTCATCGAAGCCAATCCAATTAAAAGCCTGACCTTGGTATCTCATAACGTCATCGTCACGATCTAGGTAAGACATCCAGAGTGTAGCTCCACTTGGTGCTATCCAAGTCTTGTCTCTCTCCATAAACTTAATGCCAGGTATTGCCCTAGGGTATAGTTGTTTAGAGACCGAAATAAGTTCTCTTAGTTCTTCAGTACTACGTCTAACTAGAAGCATACTAGCATTAGGATTATTTAGATAACGAACAGGGTCAGCAACTAAACTATAGCTCTTGCCCCCGCCTGCTGCACCACCGTATAAGACCTCCTGTTCAGTAGCACTCAGGAACCTAGTCTGTGGTCCTGCGTTAGGCTGAAAGATAATCTCTTGTGCAGATTCAACATCGAAAGGTGCTGGCTTAACTGTCGCTGGGGTCTTCTTCGACCCAAGGGTTAACGTCTTCCCAGTTTTGTTGTCCTTCGATAGTTCTTGTAGCTCTACCTCCGATACGTTGCTTTTCGATTTTCTCCGCTTTGGTTGCCGCCTCTTTGTACCGCCTGGCATACTGCCTAGAGTTGTTGGACGACCTGCGCCTTTTTTCTTCGATTCGGACACGTTTGTATAACCCTACATGTGAGATATTTCTACCAGAGTTCTTAGATAGCCACATGGCTACTTGTCTAACACTGTACTCATTAAGAAATAATTTTGCTTTTTCTAGAAGTTCTAGTTCTTCTGGAATTGGAATAAGAAGATCTGGATCATCCTCGTCTTGCTTATAACCAAAGGGTATGTGTCGTCCTACTCGTATGATAGGATACCAGTCTCCCATCTCTCCTCTCAAAGGTATCCTCCACTCTACCTTATCTGGATATTCTGCTTTACTTGCTCTCTTACTCATCAGACTCCTTCGATGGTAAAATAAAGAGAGGTTCTGATGTCTTCACTTCCACCTTATCTGTCTTAGTAAAGCCTGCTCGATCTAAGATGTCCTTAGCTGCAAGCATCTTTTCTTTGACACCTAGGTCTGTTGGATCAGCCATTACACTAAACATAGTGTAAGCAGCCTTAGTGGACGATTGTGCAATAAACTTTTTAGTTAGTTCTGCGACCTCATCCACTAAGGAAGATGTTACTGAAGATGCAGACGTACCCTCAGCGTACCCCGAAAGCTTGACTGCTCTAACGGGGTCACCTTGGGCTTCATCAAAAAGAACGTCTAAGAACTTTTGTTGCTTTTCTGTTAGTTGACGTACCATTAAGAGCAGTCCTTACTGTTGAATTAATTCCTATTTTTTGGACTAAATAGTTTGTTAGGGTCAGCACTTCTCTTTTTCTGTCCTTTAAACTGAGCATCACCACCCCTTATTTCTTTTACAGAAGCAGGTAGCCCTAACTCATTACGTCTTGAACGACTCATCTCATTCCATTGCGCCCTTGTATACCTTGAAGCGCGAGAAGCTTTAGCATTAAGTTCTTCTTGACCTGCAGCTTTAATTTGTGTAACAGCTGCCTTTCCTTTAGGAGAAAGCCTTGGAGTCCTATTTCCTGCTTTTCTCATATCTCCTAATGTTCGATAGCCTTCCCTAGCTTTATCTCTACGCTTTGATTCCATTGTAGGAGATTCGATGTTAGTGTTACGCGTTTTAACTTCTGCTGCACCGCCGCCACGACCACTATACTTTTTAGGCTTCTTTACAGGTGGCCTAGTCTTAGGTCTCACAGGTTTTTTCTCTTTTAAGTCACCTGCAAAAACAGCAGCCATAACCTTGCCGTTCTTGTCAGTGTAATACAGAGAGCCTGCTTTTTGGGCTGCAGAAATAGACTTATACTTACCAGCCTTTTTCTTCTCTTCTGTTAAGGAAGTACCTTTTTCCTTAAGTTTTCTATTTAAGTGTTGCTGTAATGTTTCTTTAGCCATAATCTTTTCCCTTTTATGAACATTCACATTTGTTGCAGGGACAAGCCCTATTTAGTATTGCACGTAAAATACGCTTAAGATAGTTCTTCATGTTTTTTTCCTATACGGTTTTACTTTAGCTGCAATTTTTTTAGGTTGGGCTACAAATTGTTTACCAGCAGCTTTGCCTTTTTGTTTAGCTTTTGTTGTAGCAGCGTACTCAGAAGAGCTAAGAGACTTAATAGCTTTCTTAGGAAGATAACGTTCACCAGTAGCCTTAGAACCTTGCGTAGAAGGTTTGCCACTTTTTGTTCGCCAGTCCTGTTTACCCCAAGACTTTAAACTCTTCTGAGATTTCTTTAATGTCATTAAGCTTTTTTAATACCTGTGTTAAGAGTACCACTGCTTTTAACCATACCGCCAATATTGTAAGTCATTACCTTACCGCCTTTAGCGTAACCCTTCTTCATACCACCTTTGGCGTAACCCTTCTTCTTCATCATGGCTCCACCCTTATACATCTTACCCTTGCCATCCATAGCAAAGGAAGGAACCATTTCACCTGTCTTAGGGTTTTTCTTCATGGGCATTGCGCCACCAGCAGCATAACCCTTCTTCTTCATCATGGCCCCACCTTTAGCCATTCCTTTTTTCTTCATCATAGCACCGCCTTTAGCCATGCCCTTTTTCTTCATGGCTCCACCTTTAGCCATTCCTTTTTTCTTCATTTTCATTCTTCAGTCTCCCGATAAAGATTGTTAAAAACTCTCTGTGTATCCCAAACGTAGTCTACATCTTCTTTAGAGTTAAATGTGTGTTGATTTGGTCTAAAGTCAGGAGCACCTTCTCCTGTTTCAAACCAAGCTGGATGAGTTACCCTCACTCTATTATTAGGCAACGCAACCATGTTACCTGTGTACTGTCCTGCGTCTAACAACTCCAGTACGTGAGATTGTTTGTGTTGTGCAGGATCGTCTGCTACTTCATTGTCAGTATAGTCTACAGTGAAATAGTATTTAGCTGGGTAGAACTCTCCGTCTACTTTAGCAATCCAAGGCGCTGGGCTGGCTCTTTCTAGTTTATAGACAGAGTGCCAATGAGACATGCAGTCCCAAGGCTGTGCCAGAAAAGGAGGTAATTCCTCAGGCCATTCTTCGTATCGTGTATCAGCGACTAATGCAGTAAGGGGCATCCTAGCCCACATAGCGCCACCGTGTACGTTTGGTTCATCTGTATCGTCAGACTCACACCCTGTAAAGATTACTTGAAAGCTTAGTGTACGGTTAGGCATTGTAGTAACACCGATAACCATACAGTGTAAGAACTCACCGTGATACTCTTCCATATTCTTAGTGTATTCACGTCTTACCCATGCTTTAAAGTGGGGTATATTGCTTTGGAGGTAGGGCATTAAGCATTTTCCTTCTGCTTTTTTAACTGTAGTTTTGCTTGCTTTGCAAGTTTAACTATCTCAGTCTTGCCCATTACCTTAGCACGTTGTTCTAATACTGTCAATATTTGTATCTTACGAGCGTAAGGCTTGTTTATTCTTTTTACCTTTGCAATTGTTTCCTTAGCATCTTTTATTGTAGCAAACTTTATTGATACTGTATCTTTAGGGTTCTCATCTGTGTAGAGTCTTCTACCAGAACCTTTAGGCTTTTTACCCGTTCCTACCTTTGGGTCTTTTTTCTTTGCCATTAACCATACCCTTCAGTGTCTTAGCTTGACCTGCGTGTAACTTAGAGGCTTTGTTTAAACCTTTAATGACTTTCTTAACTTTTGTTTTATTTTGTCTAGTTAGGGCCATTACGTGTATCCACCTCCTTTAGCTTTATATTGTTTGGCGACCATCTGGGCTTTCCTAGCACTCCACTGTCCAGGACTTCCACCTTTGCCACCAGCCTTAACGGATGCCACAAGAGACTTACGCATAGTAGGCTTAGTATAATTACCAGCCGCATTAACGGTTGACTTCTTTTTGGTAGTAGAACCTGTCTTTGATTTCGCCACGGCTTAATCCTATATCTTTGAGCATTGTGTCTGACATGTTCATTAGCTGCCAGTATTCTGCTCTACGCATTTGGGTCTTTTGTATTGATTTAAGTAATTTTCTAAACATGGTATATCTCCTTTATTACCAGAGACAGTTATACCATACTTAAGTATATACTTATATAGATACTAATGCAACCCCGTCATGCTTTTAGTACACAACGGGGTTACTTTTCTTAGGCGAGTACTACCCTAACTGTAGCATCAGAGGCGATTCCCCTTAGGAGGTTCATCTTCACCACTGGTCCTGTAGGACTTAGTGCTTTGGGTTCTGTAGGATTTACTGCATTAGGTACGACTAGAGTATATGTTGCTGGAACATAAACTACTGCGTCATCAGAAGG